TTCCGATCTTGGGCGATGCACGCAGGCGACGATGACCTGATCGACGCCATTTGCGACGCCCCGCGCGGCGAGCTCACGGAGCGCGTCTCCAAGGCGTTCGCCACGTCCAATCCGGCGATCGTCACGGACTGGCTGATGGCGCTGTTCCGCGCCCGCGCCGCCCGTGACATGAGGGCCCGCGTCGCTGACGCCATCGACTCAGGGGAGAAGTCCGAATGCTTCTACGTCTACTGACGCGTCTTGCGCGCCCGCGCCTGCGCCTGCGCCGCGCGTGGCCGCGCAAGCCGATGGCAACCTGGCGTGACGATGTGCTGCCGGCCCCGTCCCGCGACTGTGAGCGCCCGGCGTTCCGGGAGCGCGTTCTGTGAGCGCGCCTCCGCTGCACTACGGGCCGACCGGAAGCGCAAACCCGGACTATTTGCGCGCGTGTCGCGAGGATGAAGCCGACGAGGACGCGACGACGTTCACACTCCACCGCGGAGCGACCGACAATGAAATGGATTCCGCTGGAAACAGCCGCGAGGCGGCTTGATATGGACCCGGATCATTTGCGCGTGCTGTGCGAAGGTCCGGACCTGGACTGCCATGGCGCCGTCTACGGCAGTGATTACGTCGTGGCCGACTTGACCGTGGAGCGGCTGGAGAAGCGCAAGGCGAGACTCGCTGCGTCACCGAGAGAAAGTCTGTGACCCTAAAACAAGACATGAAGGTCTACTACGAGACTTTTCCGGAGTCGCTTAAGTGGTGCGACTGGTGCGGCAAGTCGTTTCGCACTCTTGCCGGACTGAGAAACCACTGCGTGCGGATGCACGCCGCTGAGATGGACCGCGCACGCAACGAAGCCGCCAAACGGAAGTGCGGGCGGTGTAGAGGCACCGGCTGGCTTGAAGGCGACCCTATTCGCGGAATCAGCGATGAGCCGTGCGGGTGCGATGAGACATGGGAAGAATAGTCACCATGAGTGAGCATCTTGACGAATCGGTAAACCGTGAAATAGACGACTACATCGCCAAGTGTCGGGCGATGCAAAAGTCTCAAGTCGCGCCAGTTCCACGCTTTGCGCACGCTGTGTCCGCATTGGCAGACGAGCGAGACACACTGCTAGATAGAGTTGCGAGCCTTGAACAAGCAATCTGGGAAGCCTGCGACGCTTTCCGCTCGCTAGGTTGCGCAAGCGACGCTGAAAATCTGGAAGCAGCCATTAGAGGATCTGCCGATGAGTAAGGTAAAGCGGTACTACATCGGTCGCAATCGAGACCATGAAAAGGTCATGACTGAGATCACGGACAACGATAAGAGGTTTATCAAGATTCCAGATGATGAATGGGTCCGCGCGACCGACTACGATAATCTGGCATCCGCACGCGCCGAAATTTTCTCGTGGGTCATTGAAGGCGGCTGGACCGACATCGACAAACCCGAGTATTGGGTTGGTTCCTCCGCGTGGAGCGGGGACCACATGCGCGCGTTACGATTTGCCCGCCGGAAAGACGCCCAGCAAGCCGCCGACTTGATGCTGGCCGGCGTTAACGTGCGCATCTGTGAACACGGATGGGATATTCCGCCGAAAGTGTCGGGCGCATGACTCGCAAAGAACACTGGTTCTATCTCAAACATTGGTTTCGCGCGCAATGGTGCCGGGTCCGTGGGCATCGTCTTGAGACTGGGCACCATTTATCGGCATCTCTATTTTGCACTCGCTGCGGCCGAGTCCAGTTTTATTACCATTCGCAAGGGTTAATTGTTCCTGCAAGCGCGACAAAACAGAATCTCATTGATTTGGGGATAAAGAACCCATGAATACCACGATGGGCCTAGCGCAGCCTGCCCGCGAAGCCCCACGAAAGCACAGGCCAGCGGCGGCAGGCATTGCCGCTGGATGCGCAACTGATTCGTCGGCAGAGCGTCAGGGGTAATGCGTGTCCTCGACCTATTCAGCGGGATCGGCGGATTCAGCCTCGGCCTTGAGCGAGCCGGGATGCGAACCGTGCAGTTCGTCGAGATCGACCCGTTCTGCCGCGCCGTCCTCGCGAAGCACTGGCCCGACGTGCCCTGCCACGACGACATTCGGACCTTTCACGCTTCCGCTGGATTTGCCGATGTCATCTGCGGAGGGTTCCCCTGCCAGGACATCAGCACCGCGGGTAAAGGGCTCGGCCTTGCGGGCGAGCGCAGCGGCCTATGGCGCGAGTACGCGCGACTCATTGGCGAAGTTCAACCGCGGTTCGTACTCGTGGAGAACGTCGCAGCATTGCTTAGTCGAGGGCTTGGCGAGGTTCTCGGAGACTTGGCCTCGCTCGGGTATGACGCGGACTGGCACTGCATACCAGCTTCCGCCGTTGGTGCCCCTCACCGCAGGGACCGAGTGTGGATCGTGGCCTACGCCTCGTGCGAACCAGGCAATGGCAGCGAGGATGACGCCCCGAGCGGCGTGGGACACGAAGCGGTATCCGAACTTAGAAACGGTGGTGGCCCGCAGGCTTTGGCCGACGCCGACCGCCAACGACTGGAAAGGCAGCGGCCCGACCGTGATCCGGAAGGATGGGAAAGACCGATCGTGGGACCGGCTGGACTATGCGACGGAGCAAGTTACCAACCCGGATGGTGGGCATCTGAACCCAGCGTGGGTCGAGTGGCTGATGGGGTTCCCAATCGGGTGGACAGACTGCGAGCCCTCGGCAACGCCGTTGTCCCAGCCATCCCCTATCTGCTCGGATGTAGCGTGATGCGTCGCACTGATGGCTCCTCCGAGGGTCGCACATGAGCCGCGAAGTACCATTCGACGAGAATGCGTACTGCGACCTGTGCAACACAAAAGGCGCGTACGACTTCATGGGCGACCAGTTGTGTGAGGCGTGCGGCACGGCTGCACTGGAACCGTGGGAAGTGACGTGCGCCCGATGCGGGAAGGTCGGCACATCGGCGACGTTTGAGGTTGAGGAAGGCGACGAGTGGGAGTGCCCGGAGTGTTGGGAACGGTGCGAGGCGCAGGAGCGCGCACGAACCCCTTGACGTCTTACGTGTAAGAGACTACAGTCACCCCATGACGCACAAGAACAACGCCAAGTACCAGGCCGAGTACCGCGCTCGCTTGAAGGCGCGCGGACTCGTTCAAGTGATCGTGTGGGTGCCGAAGTCTGCCGTGAGCCGACTCAAGGCGTACGTCGCCAAGCTAGTGCGAGGCGCAGATAGCGCCGGAGGTGGTCGCGATGAGTGAGGAATTCTGGAAGGACCGCGCGGGCTCGTATCGCGCTCGCGCGGTCGAGGCCGAGGCAGGTATCAGCACGCTCGCTGTCGAGATCAACGCCCTCCGCGCCCGGCTGGCGGAGGCGGAACGGCTGCTGTACGCCGCTGCCCGCCGCGTGCCGCCCGCGTTCCTGTCGTGCGACGAACTGACGGCGGATGGCGACCTGCGGTATTGGCACGACGAGTACACGGCGTTCCGGATTGCGGGACGCTCTGACAATGGATCTGCGCCTCAGGGAGACGGCAATGCTTAACGGGCTCGACTTGGCTGGCATCAAGAAGCTGCACGCGGAATACGCCGAGCACGCGTACAAGAGCGATGCGGACCCAGACTGGGCGGACATGGCGCACGAACATCGGGGCGAACTGCTGCTTGAAGTCGAGCGGCTGCGGGCCGAGGTCGCGGATGCTCGCGAGGTGCAGATGATCGCCGTGCGGCAGCGCGACAGGGCTAACGATTCGTTCGTGTGGTTCGGCGGTCTCGACGACAAGGAACGCGTCGAGAAGGACGAGAACCACCGCCTGCGCGCGGCGCTGGATTCCGTCGTGAAGCACTGGCGCGAGTTCGGGCCAGAGCACGGCTTCGACGAGACGCTAGAACGCGCCGCCCTCGCCGGAGGCGCGGAGGCGAAGCCGGACGCGAACATGGAGGCGCGCATAGACGCGGGCCTCGCGGAACTGCGTCGTAAGATCGACGCGGGCGACATTGAATGGCCGAGAGCCACCGAGCCTGCGTCAGAACCTCTCGCAATGGATCGCGACGCGCAGATTCGGTGCTTCCGTGACTTGGAATTCGGGCCGCTCGACGTGGCGCTTGCGCAAGCGATGGAAGCCGCGCGTCAGGCGGCAATGCATCGCGGCTTGGCCGATACCGCCGGAAAGCTCCAGTGGCTTAACGGTATCGCAGCGTGCGAGAAGGTCGAGCTATCGAACCGATGGAAAGAGGTCAGACCCTCGGATCAGCCCGACGATGGCCCGTCCTGTAGCTGCGGCAACCCGAACGCGCCGGGCATGTATCACCGCAAAGGTCGCGCGTGCTTCGCGCGGCCCTCGGATCAAACGGAGGCGCGTCGATGAATCTGCACCCCTGCCCGTTCTGTGGCGGCACGCCCGAGTGTCGCCGCGTAGGCAACGACCGCACGCGCCTGCGTTCGATCATCGTTCGATGCCCGACGTGCCGCGTTGAGCGTACCGACTCAGGAATCCGCACCGGCTTCGACTGGTTGGAAGGCGTCGCGGAGAAGAACTGGAATCAGCGACCAGTTCCCATGAAGAGTGCGCCTCTGTGAAAAAGCGAACACCGGTCGAGCGGCTGCTTTCGGCAATGGACGCCTGCGCGGTCGCGCGCGCGGAGGCACTGTGGACGAACGGCTACCGAGCCGGTCGGCCTGACAAAGAGGCCGAGTTGCACGGCAAGGAAATGCGGCAGTGGGAGACCGTGCGACAGGTCGAGGGGCGTTTCCGCCGTGTCTGTAACGAAGTGCTGCGCGAGGCGCGGAAGCCGCAACGTGCGCGCAAGTCATAACTCATGACCGCCTCACCCGAAACACCGCACCAGACCGCCAACCGCCTCGCGCGGGAGAACAAGGCTATGCGCCGGATGCTGGCCGCGCTGGTGAAAGAGATTGAGGGTCGCGGGATCAGGCTGCGCAACGACGCGCCGTTTCAGGAGGCGAGGAACTTCCTGTGGGGGAGCGACGTGTTCCACACCCGCACGACGATGAACAACCCGGTCGCGCCTGAACTGCGAGGCGCTGACAGCGCAGGAGAGCAACAGTGATCGTCGAGATTGCCCACCACAACAGCGCATCCAAGGTGCTGTGCATCTACTCACGTGCGCCAGGGCCGCAGGAAGTGCTCGCGAGTGTTTGTATCCCGGACACGGGCGACGCGCAGGAGCTGATCGCAGCAGCGCGCACGCTGTACGAGGAAGGCGTCCGCGAGGGGCGGCGACAGGTCACCTACGCGGTGCGGCAGGCGCTGTGCCCGGCTGACCAGACAAACGAACGTCAGGTGCCGTGATGGATATACAGAAAGCATCTGTAGGGAAGGCTGATGCTTAAGTACGTCGTCGGCACCGGTGTCGTGCAGTACGCGACGGAGACGTGGACGCAGGCGATGCGCCGTCACGAGCGCATGGTCGCGCACAACGAGGCTGTCGATCGCGAGCTAGCGCGGTGGCGCAACCCTCCTACGTGCGAGGGCTGCGGCTACCCGGCCGGCTGGCACACACCGAAGTGCAGACTCGCTCACCCGACTGACCCGCCTCCGCCTACCGCTTGATCGCCGCCGACAACGCCTCAGTCTTGTCTTTGCTGCCGGCGCTGGACCCGAAGTAGTAGTTCATGATCGCGCCCCATGCGCTGCCGAGGGCGCCGAGCATGACCAACAGCGCCTCGCGGCCCTGCTCCGGCACCGGCTGCGTCAGCATGAACGCGAGCACGCCGAAAAATCCGAGTGTGACCAGCAGCGCCATGATTTTCGGCGTGTGATCGCGGACAGCGATTTCACGCTGCCTGGCGCTGTTGCGGTCCTCGTTAGACAGCCGTTCACGGTCGATGCCGAGTTCTTCGATGCGTTTCTGGAATTCGATCTCCGCGATGCGAACCTTGGCGAGCGTGTCGGGGTCGCCGGACAGCACGGCCTTCTCGACGGCCTTCTCATCACCGCCTACGAGTCCCGCAAGGATCTTGCCCGCAAGCGCGCCGAACGGTCCGCCGAACGCGGCGCCGATGGTGGGCGCGATTGCGCTGATGACGTCTTTTGCCTTGTCGCCGAGGTTCATACCCACTCTCCCGTTCGGATCATGCGTGCGTGTCGCTGCCAGCGGGCCGGTGACTGTTCGCGCGCCACGCGGCTGTCTAGGAAGTGATCGGCGGCGTCGTTCCAGCGCCCGTCCCGCATCGCGGCAATGGCTCTGGGAAAGCCAAGCAGCCCGCTGACGCCGAGTTGGAAGCACATCGACACAAGGACGGCGTGACGCGCCGCATCGAGCCCTGCGGCCCACGGCAGCGCGCGGTGCAAGTCCGCGGTCTTTTCACGGACGTCGCAGTCCAGCAGCGCGTCGATGATGGCGTTCGGGAGTTTGCCGCCCTTGCGCTCGTCAATCAGGTGGCCGACGCCGATCGTCCAGAAGCCCAGCGAATCCTGGTACGCGTGCGGCACGCGGGCCTCATCGCGCTCCAGCAGCGCGGGCAGGCTGTCGGGCGTCATGCCGTCGCCTTGGCGAACACCGCCAGCACCTTGATGAGTCCTGCGCCCGCAGCACCGCCGATGCCGCCGACTGCGATGAGCATTCGGAAGCCGCCCTTCGCCTGCTGCTGGTAGGCCAGCAGTTGATCCACCTTCGCTTCAAGGCGGTCGAGCCTGCTGTCGTGCGTGTCGAGCTTCGCGTTATGCGCGCCTATGACTCGCTGCGTGTCGTCACTCATGTCCCCGGCTTCCTCCGTGCAATCACCGGCCACGACCGCCAGCCAGGTTGGGCGTCGTCGTCGATCATCCAGCCGATGCGATACGGAGTGCCGCGGAACGTGAACGCGCGGCATTGCCGCCAGCCCACGGTCGCAACGTAGCCGCCGGGGGTGTAGCGCACCGCCGGGGACACAGGGAGTTCGAAGTACGCGAGGGGTAGCAGGCGCATGCCGTTCGCGGAGTTGCGCCACGCGCACCAGACGAACGCGGCCCAAGGCGTCGGAGGAATCCGGCGCATACCGCCGACGCCATCTTCTTCGTTAGACCAGAGCGCGGTGAACCACCCGCCGCGCCACGCCCACGTCGGGCCGGGGAACGCGCGCAGGTAGGACTCGCGGATGTGCCACGCGCGGCACGCGGCGAGGATGCCGACGACGGGGAAACCGACCAGCATCACGACCGCGCTGAGAATCTGGTACACGGTCCAGTAGAGCCAGCCGAGAGCGATCATGGCGCTTGGTTCGCGTTGAGGACGATGGTGGCCGACACGACGGCCGTACTCGTCCCTGCGCGTCCGATGTCTATGGTGAGCGTCGCGGACGATGACGAGCCGCCGTTCTCGTTGACGGTCCACGTCCGCGTCGTGCCGAGGTCAAGCCACGTCCCCGTCGTGCCGCTGGACAATTCGCCGGCAGTGACGGTCGCGCGGCATTCGTAGGCCGACCCCGCCGCTGCCTTGGGCGCGATCCAATCGCCGATGTCGACCGTACCGCCGAGCGTCGTGACGCGGTTGATGTCGCCGCCGTTCGTCAGTTCGTACGACGCGGACGCCTGCACCGGGGACGTGGTGTTCGACGTGACCGTCACGCCGCTGATGGACAGCCGGTTTCCGCCCGAGCCCGCCAGTGCTGCGAGAACGCCGCTCATCAGGACACGCCCGCGCCCGTGAGCGCCCAGCGGGTCGACGCCACCTTGACGAGCGTCACGATGGACTTCGTCGCGATGGTGCGGCTACCCGTGGACGACGTACCGCCCTGGAACCATTCCAGCGTGTCGGTCGTGATGTTCAGCGTCGTGTTGCCGCTGCCGTCGTTGACGAGAACGATGGTCGAGCCGACTTCGAACGCCACCGATGCGTTCGCCGGGATCGTGACCGTGTTCGTCGTGCCGGACAGCAGGATGTGCTTGCCGCGATCCGTCAGCACCAGCGACGTATTCGTGGACTGCGGCATGCCGAGGTAGCCGGCATTGAACGGTGAGCCACCGGAATCGTTGATCGTCGCCGCACCGATGGCCGTGATACCGGTGTAGCTGCCGCTGATGCGGGCGGTGTTGACGGTGCCGGTAAGCTGCGTGGCGTCGAGGTTCGTGAGGCTTGCGCCGCTGCCGCTGAACGTCGTTCCGGTGACGGTGCCCGTGATCGTTGCGCCGCCGCCGCTGACCGTGAGGCCGCCGCCGCTGATCGTGAGGCCGACGCCGCTGGACGGCGCATTGATGGTGACGTTGCCGGCTGCGGCGATGCGTACGCGCGTAGTGTTGTTCGTGAAAAACGACGCTTCGTGGTTGCTGGTTGCGCCAATCTGGAACGTCGCGCCAGAGAACGTGGCGACCGCCGTGACCGTGCCATCGGTCATAGACAGCGGGCTTCCGCCGGACACTGCGGACGCGGAAATTGTCGTTCCACTGCTCGGCGCGTTGATTGTGACGTTGCCGGCGGACGCGACGTTCAGACGAAGCGCGCTGGCCGTGTAGATCCCCGCGGCCGACGAACCGGCGTAGAAGCCTTGGCCGGTGTAGGACGCGCCGCTATACATGCCGACGCCGCCGCCGTCCACCCCTATGTACCCCGACGCCGTTCCGCTCAACTTGAGGATGAGCCCGTTGGTATTCGGGTTGTCGATCGTCAGCGCCGTACCACTGCTCGGCGCGTTGATCGTGACGTTGCCGCTCTCGTTGATTGTTTGCCGCGTCGTGCCGCTGGTTGCCAGCGCAAGCACGCCCGACGTGCTGCCCGACGCATCGAGCTTCGTGACGCGCGTCGCCTCCGTGTGCGATACGAACAGCCCCGGATTATTGGTCCCGCCCAGCACACGCGAAATGAACGCGTTCGCAGCATCAACCGCGTTGATGTTAAGCGTCGTGCCTGCACTGGGTGCCTGAAACGTCCACTGCCCCGTGCTGCCGACCGACAGTCGCAGCGTCGTATTCGACGCGATGCCGACCGTGTTGGCGCCCGGCAGGTACACGCCATTCGCAGGCACGGATGCGCCGTTGACCGTGACAGATGGCGCGACCACCGCGCCCGTGAACGTCGCGCCGGACAACAGCGCATACCGCGCGTCGCCGGTCTGTCGGTTCAGCGCGTCGGTGGCGGCGCTGGCGTCGGCGAGGCCGGTGATCCGCTTGTTGTTCCACGGCGTATTTGCCGTCGGAATGCCCGTGCCGTCGCGCAGGAGGCAGTTCGACAGCGCCAACGCGATGTCGACTTCCTGCTCATCGAGCTTGGAAATCTCGATCGGCGATGCCGCCTGCTCGTCCGTCCAGTCATAGACGCGGCTGAATGTACCGGAGCCATCGTAGGGCATGTTCTCTCCTATCGCGCCATGATGGACGCGGTACCCGCGGCCAACGGCGTTGAGTTGCGGGCACCGGTCAGGGCGTCGACGACCACGCGCTTCGGCGGCGTCTTGCCGAGAAGCACGGCGAGTTGTTCGGGATCCAGCAGAAGCTTCGCGAGCTCGGCGTCGACCTTCGGCGTCACTTCGCGACCGGCCATGCCGAGTACGGAGCGCGCGAGTAGGCCCGGCCGACTCAGCGTCGCGGGCAACGGCAGGTTGATCTCGCCCGCCTCCGCACCGGACACGTCGGTCGGACGGCCGGGCTTGTACGCGTTCTCGGCGGCGGTGACGGCGTTGTCGATCTGCTCCGACCGCGCGCTATACGTCTTGAGGTACGAGCGCCATGCGCCCTTCGCCTCATTCGGCAGCGCGTCCTCAATCGTCGCGTCGATCGCGTCTTTCAGCTTCGTGCGCAGTCCGCCGGCCAGTTTCTTGTCGAAGCTGGCGTTCTCGGTCAGCGACTTCTCGATCTCGTTGCCGACTTCCTTACGCAGCATGTACATGTCATGCGCGTTGATCGTGCCGTCGGGCGCGGTGATCTTCTTCAGCCGCGCGCTGATGCTGCTCATCGACTGCTGCACGACCGTCGATGCGCGCTCACCTGGCTTGGACAGAATCTTCGCGATGGCGTCGTCCGCGTTCGTCGGCGTAACGGGTCTGCCGCCGCCGATGCCTTCGGTACGAAGCTTGTTCGCCTCCGCTGCCAGTTCGCCCTGGCGCTGCCGCGCACCGCCGCCGAAATCCTCGGCCACGGCGATGTCGCGCGGCGACATGAAGCGCGCTTCGATCTTGCGCGCCATGTTGTCCACGCCTTCGGTCGTCATGTTCGCGAGCGACAGCGCGTTGTCGCGCATCTCGCTGGTGAGTTCGTCGCGCGCTTTCTTTGCGCCTTCCAGCGCCCGCGCATTCCCCGAGTCCCGCTGCGCGAACATGACCGACGGATTGCCCGCGTCGCGGTTTCCTGCCCGGCGTGCGACCGTGCTTTCAAGGCTCTGGACGAGCGTGCCCTGATCGGTGCCCTGTACCTGCTGCGCCGCCGTCGGCTTGTAGCCTTCGGGAAAGTTCCGCTGCGCCAGCAGCGCCTCGATGAGCGGCCCGCGATTCTCGTCCGCAACGAGGTCTTGCACGGTGCGGCCGGCAATGCGCTGCGGGCCCTGCGCGCTGACGAGGTCGTACAGGTTCGATGCGCCACGGCCTGCCGCCCGAGCCAGTCCCGCGACCGGCCGAGCCGCGAGTTGGGCTGCTGCGATCGCAGGCGGCAGCGCGAGGCCCGCGGCGGCGCCGACGGCCGCGCCCTCGTTGCCGCCCTGCATGCGCTCACCGGGCTGCGCCGAGCCTGCGCCCGCCGCGTAGCCTGCGCCTGCACCCGCGGCACCCGACCGCGCCATGACCGTCGGCAGGCTCGCTGGCACCGCCGCGCCTCCCGTGGCGACCATCGACGGCACCATCGTCAGCGCCGTGCCTGTGCCTTCTGCGAGCGCCCCAGCGGTGGGATTCTCGGCCTTGAACCGATCGTCCTGCGCCGCCGTCTGGCTCCGCAGCGAGTCGTAGAGTTCGCCGAACGCGCGCGGGTCGCCTTGTAGTTTCTTCAGCACCGCATCCATGCCGCCAGCGATCTCGTCGGACCAACCGAGCGTCGCGCCGCGCTGCACCATTCGGTACAGACCCTCGGCGATGCCCATCTGGCGAGCCTGCGGCTGCGCGGGTGCGCCGCCGGACGCCTTCGCCTCCAGTTCCGCCATCCGGCGCAGGGCCATCAATTCGTCGCGGTCGCTCACGGCTTGCGCGCTCCGTACTTGGCGCGCAGGGCTTCAAGTTCCGCCTGTTCAGCCGGCGTCAGCCCGCCGCCTGCGGCCGGCGCGGCGGGCGCAGCGGGCGCGGCAGGAGCCGCGGGAGCGGCTGGCGCGGCACCACCGGCGCCGGACCCGTTCGCGACCCACTTCTCCAGGTTGTCCAGCGCCTCGCGGTTCGCGCGGACATCCAGCGTCGGGTCCGTGGCCGCTTCCAGCCACAGTTTCAACTCGACATTGGAGTTCATCTGCTGTGCCGACATGCCCGTGGCGTTCTTGATCACCTGAAGCAGCATCGGGCGCGCCTGCTTGATCGAGTTCCGCGCGCTCTGGTTGTCGGTACCGACCGCGCCGCCGATGGTCTGGCCGATGCCAGACGACGCGACGCGCGCGGCGATGTTGTGCAGCGCACCCTGACTCGGGTCGACGATGCCGCCGCCCTTGTCGAGCGTGTCGTAGTGCGACCGCAGCGTGGCGATGACGTCGCCAGCAGAATTCGCAGCCTGATCGCGCTGCGCCGCCTTGGCATCCTCTTTTGCTTGCGCCGCCGCGGCGGCTGCGTCGCCGCGCATGGCCGCGATGTCGCGCGCACTGTCGGCGCGCAGTTGTGCGAGTTCCCGCATGAGCGCATTGCGCTCGCCGGCAGCCGTCCGGGCATCGGCAAGGCGCATCTGCAACTCGGTCATGCGCTGCTCGCGGGTCGCGCGACGTTCCTCCAGCGCCGCAGCGCGGTCCTCGCGCGTGCCCTGAAGCGTCGCGCGGCGAAGTTCGTTCGTGGCGATCAACTCCGGGTCGGTCGACTTGAGGCTCTGTTCCAGCAACGCCTGCGCCAGCGCCTCGGTACCCTTCGGACCCATCGCGTTTGCTAGCCGACGCTGCGACTCCGAGCGCCCGTACGTCGGATCGGGCAACTGCCCATCCGGCGCACTCCGGATGCGGCTGACATCAATCGCGCCGACCATGTCGTCCGGTACCGCGCCGGCCAACTGCTGCATCGCCGCAGACACGTTCGCCTGACGCTTGCCCTGCGCCGTCGTGAAGTTGTCGTTCGCGACCTTCGCGTTGTAGGACGCGGCCAGAGAGTTCGCGAGGTCGACGAGCGCATTGCCGACGCCGTACTTCGCCTGCACCGGGCCACCGGATTCGGGCAGGTTCGGGCGCATGTACCGCTGCTGCATCGCCTCCGCTATCTGCGCGCGGCGCTGTGCGGCCTCGACGTCGTCGACGTTGGAGGGCTTCAACAGGTCGCGGAACGAAATTGCCATCAGATCCTCCGCGCGCCGTACGCGATCAAGCCACCCGCCGACTGACGCGGCGGCGGCGCGACTGGTCCGCCGCGCTGCATCTGCGCCAGTGCCATCAACTGCGCCAACTGCTGCTGTGTCGTCTGCGGAGGCTGCTGCTGCTGCTGCTGCTGCTGACCAGGCGCCTGTCGTGCCCACTGCTGCCAACCGTTGCTGGTCGTGCCCGCGGTACCGCCGCCTGTGGCCGCAGCGCCGCCGTTGAATGCGCCGCCAAGCGCGCCGCCAACGGCACCGCCCGTACCGGAGCTCATGCCGATTGTTCCAGGGATGGCCGACGAACCCGAGCCGCCCGCTCCGAGGCCCACGGCGCCGCCGCCCGTGAAGCCGCCGCCGGCCGCATTGAAGCCGACCGTGCCGGGAATCGCACCGCCGCCGGTCGCTGCCGCGCCGCTGCCGCCTGCGCCGCCGCCGGCCGCGCCGCCGCCGAGCGCCGCACCGCCTGCGATAGCGCCCGCAACGATGCCTATGGTGTCGCCGGGCTTGTTCTGCGCCCAGTCCGATACCGGCCGCAGTTCCTTGAACCACGCGGACGGACCGTTCTTGCGTTCGAACTTGATGGCGGGATCGCGCTTCGCGACCCACGACAGTTGCTTGTTCGTCCAGTCCGCAGGCTTGAGGTGCGTCTGGTCGTATTTCTTTCCGAACAGGTAATGCAGCGGGTCGAACTTCAGTCCGAGCCGCATGATGAAGGACTTGTTGTTGTCCTTCTTGCCAGCGTCGGACAGGTCGCTCATGCGTACCTCCGCGCGACGCGCGCGTAGTCGACGTGCTTCACGCCGTTGAATTCAAGCACCGAGTCCGGATCGACGCGCTCGATCTCCTGCGCCATCACGCCTTCGTGACGGACGTCGTCGCCGATGTAGCTGAACTCGTACCAGCCGATCCCCGGCTCCAGGTCGCGGAGATGCACGATGTCGTGCTTGGCGCGCATGTCGGACATCATGATCGCCGCGCTACCCAACTGCCCGCCGAGTCCCATGAGACCGCCCATGATGCCGTTGCTGGCGCCCTGCTTGGCGTTCCACACGTTCAGGTTGCCCTGATAGGCGTTCCAGATGTTTCCTGCGACGTCGGTGCCGGCCATCTGCGGCGCGTTGTAGCCCGCGAACTGCGGCACGTTGACCGGCGCTTCGTTCCGGAGCGCGGAGAACTCGTTCAGCGGCATGTTGCGGAGCGCCATCGCTTCCGCGAGCGCCTGCGACCGTGCCGTGTTGTCGAACGTCGCCCCCGCGCGCGCATCGGCGTTGCCGGAGGCGACCGACGAGTTGCGGAACGCTCCCGCGGCCTGCTGCTCGCCGAAGCCCTGCGCGCGCGCGTTGTTGTTCGCGTTGAACGCATTGACCGACGCATCGTTCTGGAACCCGCCGCGCAGCAGCGCCTCCTGCACGGCCTGCGCACGGGCGTCGTTCGTGAAGTTGCCGCCGGTCACGCGCTCGCCGAACGCCTGCGCACGGTTGCCCTGCGACGCGTTGATGAGGCGCGTGAACTCGTCGCCGCCTGCGACCGTCGCCGAGCGGCGCGCCTGGTCGTAGGCGTCGTTCTTCGCCATGAACTCGTTCTGCCACGCGTTCTTCCACGCCTCGGAACCTTCGTCGACGATGCCCTGATTCTTCAGCCGCGTGCGTACCTGGTCCTCGCGCTGCTGCCACGCGGGATCCAGCCGCGACGCGTAGCTTCCGTAGACGGCGTCCTCGACGCTCTTGCGCGCGCCCGTCAGGTCTTCCGCGCCGTACAGTTTCGGGAGGCCGTTCATGTCGATCGAACCGACGAGGCCCGGAGCGCCGCCAGTGTCGAGCGACGTGCTGTAATTCGGCCCCAGCGACGACATCAGGCCCGGCAGACCCGACGTGTTCAGGTCGGTCTGGTAATTCTGCATCGTCGGCGACGAGCGCAGCGCCGGCATGCCGGACGTATCGAGCGGCGTGCCGTACGTATCGCCGATGCGGTTCAGCATCCCGCCCGCGATGCCGTTCAACTGCGCGTTCTGCGCCAACTCCTGATCGAGTTGCGCCTGCGTCTCCGGCGTCAGCGAGATGTTCTGATCGTAGATCGTCGCGCCCGTCGTCGGGTCGACCCGCGACGTGTACTTGCTGGAGCCGAGCGGCGTCGTCACGCCGCCGGAACCAAGCGCGGCGTTGTACTGCGCCGTGTCCTTGTTGGAAGCCGTCTGCGCCGCCGACACGACGTTCGGGTCTGGCGTTGCAGGCGCGGCGCCGCCGCCCTTCATCTGCGTGACGGGGCCGTCGTGTTCGTACACGCGCTCCGCGGACTCCAGCCGGCACGTCGTCCAGTCGAATACGGGATTGACGAGGATTTTCATATGTACCGGCACTCCGAGCGAAGCATCCCGTAGTAGAGAACGTCGCCGTTCGCGACGCCCTCGCGCTTTCGTCCTTCCACCTTGAAGCCCGAGTGTTCAGCGAGGCGAATGGACCGCGCGTTGTCCGCGTCGATCTCCGACGTGATGCGCGCGACGCCGAGTTGCACGAACGGGTAGCGGAACACCGCACGCAGGAACGCCTTGCCGCCGCTGCCGAGCTTGTCGACAGCGATCGCCATGCGAACCTCACGAGACGTCTGATGGAAGTACATCGCTACTGCTCTCAACTCTCCGCCCACTTCCCAGCCGATACACGTCACGTCGCCGGGGCCGACGCCGTCCCACGTCACTCGCGCGTCGAGCCACCGCTTACAGCGGCCCGGCGCGTCCAGCACTAGGCGAGTACGCCGCCCTGTTCGAACAGCATGTCCGTCGCCGACCATGAGATTGTCCTGCTCGTACTCTGTCCCTTGATCTTTGGCGCTATGGCATGGCCGATGCCATTGACTCCATACCATTTCGCTAGGCGCGTCTGAGCGCCGCTCCATTCCACGTCCCATACGCCACCCCACGGGTCACCGCCGCCACCGCTGATCGGTCGCAGGTACGTCATTGCCGTTTCTTCGTAGTCAACGTCGACGGCGACGTTCATCGTGAAATCGCCATCCGTCGACATGATCGGACGCATCATCTTCATCTGCTTCGCGCGGCCTCTGGCGCCGAGGTACGTGAACGCCTGGCGGCACGTCCAGTTGATCGCGCTTGTCCCATCGGCGGTGCCGAGGTCCGCCTTGACCATCTTTCCGTTTGCGCCCATCCATAACGTGTCTCGTGCAACTTCGAAGCAGAAGCCGTTCCAGCCGGTGAACTTGCACCACGCGCCCGTCTCTGTGTTCATCACGTACTGCTTCGACGCGCTGTCCTCTGCCGTCGGTACGTTGACGATCACCTTCGATCCGGTGGGATGCACCATGACCTGCCAGCCGTAGCGCGTGCCGTGTACGGAGAGGTCGTTGTTCAGGATGTTCCGAATCTTGTCGCTGACCGCAAGGCCGGCGGACTGGTTGTCGATGCTGATCGCCTTGCGCAGCGGATACAGGCCGTCGGCGCACATCACGACCGCGTCGGATCCCCACTTCGCCCAGCAGCGATTGCCCTTGATGACGGGACGGCCGACGCGGAAGTGCGCGGCCAGCGTCCAGTCCGCGGCGGTTGTCGGGTCGGTGCCCGTGAACGCGATGATCTCGCCTTCGCTCGACAGGAAGCCGATGTAGTCCGCGAGGCCGGCGTTGTTCTGATCCGTCATCGTGATGATGGAGTTCAGATAGCCGCCGAGTTTGAACAGCGGGCCGAGGTCGATGTTCGACGCCGCGCCGGACTTCGTGTCGACCGGGAGGTACTGCACGCGCAGTGTGTTCTTGACGCCGTACCAGAGGCGGCGCGCGTACACGGCGACGGTGAAGTAATCCGACGTGGCCGATGCACCAGAGGCTACCGTCGTGGCCGATGCGCTCCACGCGCTGCCGTTGTACTCCAGCGCGATGTCCGCGCCGTTCACGGCCGACAGGAAGTTGCCGCCCGACGTACCGAACGCGGCGTAGTCAAACCGCGTGCTGGTGAGCGCCTGCACGGTCGGACCGGAGCCGCCCACAACGGGCGACGACAGCGCGCCGGCAGACGTGCCTTCGAAGATGCTGTAGGTGCTTCCGTCCTTCACGCACGGAAACACTTTCGTCGACGACGGGCCATTCCAAATCAGGATCGACTGGCAGATGCCAGTGAACGTCGACCACGCGGTGTAGCCCTTTCGCACGTCGATGCTCGTCGTGCTCGGGAACATGTTCTCCATCTCGATCGCGTCGGTCTGCTTCATGTTCGCGATGGAGTCGCGCGCATTGATGCCACCGATCGGCGCAGGAAGGGACGTGGACGCGGACTTCTGCGCGCCCGGGCGAACCTTCACTTCCTGCGGCATCCTCATGCGTCTGCTACCAGCGCATCGAGCCGCGCCTGCATCGTCGCGATCTTGACTTGGAGATCCGCGATGGCCACGAGGCGCGCTTCCTCTTTCGACGCGCGCTCGGCAGCGATGGTGATTTGCTCGTCGTCCCACCACAGCACAAGTTCGTCGGGCATGGCCTTGCCCCACTGCTTGCACGCGAGGCGCAACATGCGGCGGTAGCGAAGCAGTTCCTCGGTGACGTTGCTCATACCGACCAGTTCGCGATCGGCACGAACACGCCCGGCCGGTAGCCGGTGTTGCTGTCGGCCATGTTGAGGCGGCGGCGCGTGCCGTCGTCACCGATGGCGCGCTTCACCATGCCTTCGTACGTCGCGAATTCTTCCGCGTACGACAGGCCCTTCTTGCGCAGCCAGCGCCACTCAAGGCCCGCCTGGATGATCTCCTCGTCCAGCAGCAGGAGGTCGGTGTCGGCCGCGACGTTCGCGCGGTACGTCGTTCCGCCTGCGTCCGTGCACCAGCACTTCGACACGTAGTCGAACGCGCAGGTATCGCCCGCGGCGGGCACCGGATCAAACAGGAGTTCGTTGCCGCGGATGCGGTACTGCGAGTACGGGCCGGACAGCGACAGCGCCATGCGCGCCTGCCACTCGCGACGACTCACCGGCCCGATGACCGGCTGCTGCGTCGTGCGGTTCCAGATCGTCTCGTTGACGATGCGGCGAAGCTGCTGCGTTGCGCCGATAAGCGAGGCCAGCGTGCCCTGCGACTGTGTCGCGACGGTCGTGAACGTCGCTTCGAACGTGAGCGCCTGCCAGTCGTGTCGCCGCGATAGGTCGCGGCACTCCTGGTTCAGCAACTCGACCATCTGCACGACGTCGTCGGCGGGATTCGCGACGCCCGTGTCCGGTTCGGGAATGCCGACAGCGTTCGTGAAACGCTGAATTACGTCCAGTGCAGTCGCCACTGTCGGCCTCCGGTTACTTGCGCTTGATCGTCGGCGTCGGCGTCTCGTTCGGCAGGATGTCGTCCGCCGTCAGAGTCTCAGTGGAAGTGGACTCGACTGCCCGGCCGGCAGCGAGCGCCTGTACCTGCTTCGTCAGCGCATCGACCTGAGCGCGCAGGTTCGCGTTCTCGGTCTTGAGCGCGGCGTTCTCCAGCGTCAGCGGACCCTTGTCCGACAACTGCGCCAGCCACGCCTTCGCCTTGTTCTTGAGTTCGATGGCACCCATGCCGATGCGACGGACGCCTTCGTCGTTGATGCCGGCCAGATCCTCAACGGTCAGGATGTTGATGCTGGTCAGCGTCTGCTGCTGCGCCGGGCTGATGACGCCCCAGCCCTTGATCGGCGTGCCGTTGAGCGGAAGTTCCTGGCCGTTCTTCCACGCGTGGTACTGCTTCCGGTAGTTCTCGGCCCACGCGAGCGGAATCCGCTCGTTGCGCAGATCGGCCTCCAAGTTTGCGAGCCACTGGTCGCACTTGACGACGTGCACGTCCTTCGAATACGGCGGAGTGATGAGCGCGAAGTCGACGTCACGTCCGACCCACTTGCCCTGTTCCAGCGTCGCTGCCTTGTTCTCGATCGGACGTCGTTCGAACCGCACGTATGCGGGCCGTTCGGTCCGGTCTGCCACCGCGCCTACTGCTGACATTCCTGTCTCCTGAAAAGAGGGCGGTGGTCACCCACCGCCCCCGAATGACGCCTGCGCTGGGGTGACGCAGGTGCCGCTTTACGCCACTGCCGAGGACGTCGACGGGTACTGGATGTAGCCCGCGCCGTAACCCGTGTACGTGCCGGTCAGCGTGATGCTGCCCGTCGCCGTCGAGTTCTTGTCGCCGAGCGTGCCGATCGCCGAGCCGGTGTAGATCGTCTTGCCGTCCGGATCGAGCTTCGCCACGACCGTCGACGCGGGAATGCCCGTGCCCGACAGCGCCATGCCGAGGAACGCGCCGTCGTAGCCGCCGGGGACGACCACCGTGCCGGTGCCGTTCGTGGTGTTGGCCGTGAACGTCGTCGTCGCCGTCGCGGCCTTCAGGTTGTGCACGTTCACCATGCCCTTGAGCGTGGAGTACGCGCCGACCATGCCGGCCGTGCCGATGCCGACCGCCGCATCCGCCGCGACCGTCGCGCTCGTCTTGTAGACGGCGCAGCCGACCAACTGGATCCAGCCGTACGTGCCGGACGCCATCGGCGCCATCGCGACGCCGAACGGCGCGCCGAGCGACGCCGTCGACGGCAGCAGCGTGCCGAGGAACGTCGGGAACGTGCCGACGATGACGAGCGATCCCTTGATGATCGCGTCGTTGCTCTTGATGTACTGGAACACGCCGTAGCCCCAGTACGGGTCCACCGCTTCGACCTGGTAGCCGAGCGGATGGCGCTGCGTCGTGTCCGGCAGGAACCAGTCGTTGAACGGGCTGGCGCCCGCGAAATTCAGAGGTGCGAACATGTCTGTGTTCTCCTGATTGGGTGGCGCCGGCTTACGGCAGGATCACGGCCTGGAGCTTGCGGTTGGAGCACGTCACGTTGCCCATCCACAGAATCGGGATGACGGCCCCGTCCTGGTTGACGGGCTTCATCTCGTCCATCTGCTCCATGTCCGCGTCCTTGTGGACGACCAGCTCCATGTAGTTCGTGTTCACGAAGTACATGCGGTTCACGGGGATACCGCTGTTGCCGTCGTAGATCACGTCGGCGTTCTTGTACTTCAGGCTCACGAAGCCGGCCGAACCCTTCGTCGTGTCGTTGTATCGCTTCAGCGAAAGCTGCGACGCCTCGAAGAACGTGTAGTAGTTGTTGTCCGCCACGATCAGGTCGACCTGGTCGTCCGGGCCGCGATCGGTGGCGAGCCACGCCGGCAGCATCAGGCTGCCTTCGATCGTCGTCGCCGACGGGGTCACCGACAGCACCGACGCGTCGATCACCGTGTTCTGCCAGAAGGCGAACGACGACGAGTCGATGCCGCCGACCGTGCCCGTGCCGGTGTCGCTGATGAGCGCCTGGAGGCCGTTCACCTGGTTCGTCAGCGTGCCCGCCGAGTACAGGTCGTTGGAGAAGTTGTTGTTGAACGTGCGGAGCGCGTTCTTGATGCGGCTCTTGGCGAGGTTGATGATCTGCGACTCGCCCGAGTTGATGCGGAGCTCGCGGCCCGACGCGACGACGTTGATCGCGATCTGGCGCCACTGGTACTCGGCCGCGCTGATGACGTCGGACTGGCTGATGTTCAGCGTGTCCCAGTCCGAGTACCGCTGGTACGTCGAGTTCGACGCGTAGTCGAGCGGCGCGACGATCGACAGACCGCCATCGACCGTGCGCTTGTTGCCGCGACCGGTCATGTACTTGAGGAAGGCGTTCCGGTTGGAGAGGTTGTCCTTGATCTCCTTCCGGTGCTTGCGGAACGTGGTGCTGACCAGTTCCGTGAAGGTGCTGTTCGGCGATGCCATGGGTGAATCTCCTGGGGTTTAAGTCCGTGACCTGATGGCGCGGAGGTCCGCGCGCATCGCTGCGTCATCGAGGAACTTGCCCTTTGGTTCTGTCGGAGCCGTACGGGCGTCTGGCCCTCGCACGTTCGGTGCGGTGGCGCGCTTGGCGGATTCGGCCTTCTCGGCAGCCCGCTGCTGGTTCGTCGTCTCGCGCTCTGTCTGAACGCGGGCGAGTTCCTTGGCGCGGGTGACGGGGTTGGCCCATACCGCTCGGTCGTAGGCGTCCTTCAGGCTCATGCCCGACTTCAGGAGTGGCACCATGTCGTGAGCCACGTCGTTGAAGTGAGCGTTCACCGGGTCGGCCGCGAACACATCGACTTCTGACTGCGCCTTCTCGCGGGCGGCGTTGAATTCCGCCTGCTGCCGGGCTGTCAAGCTTGACTTTACCATGTCCAGTTCTTGACGCAACTGGACAACCTCGGGGTTGGGAATTGCGCCCTGCTGGCCGGCGTCAGCCTGGATGAACCCAAGGTCGCGCCCGATCGTCTCGTACGCCGCGCGGCGCTCGGCCTCCGTGCCGTTGGTCAGCCGGTAGTGCGCGTTCATGAGGTACTGAACGGCCTGCACGGGCTCGATGCCCTGCGCCTGAAGCATCGGCGTGTACGGCGTCAGGATGTCCTTCAACTGCCGCGCGTACGTCGCGTCTCCCTTGTACTGCTCCAGTCCATCGAGGAACTGCTGCTCCCGCTGCGCGTAGTAGTCCTGCGCTTCGGGCGTCAGCGTGGCCCACAGCGCGTGCTTGTCCTTCGCCCACGACTTCGGTGGCTCCCGGACTGCGGTCGGCGTGGTGGGCGTCTCCGGCTCGCTGGCGACGTCGTTCGTCTCCGGGTCCGCAGGCGTGTCGTCAGTCGACTCGTCGGGGATGTCGGCTTCGTCGGACTCGTCGACGGGCTCGGGCCGCGCGTCGAACAGGTCGGCACCGATGGATGACACAGCAGACTCGACGTCGAAACCGCTGTCGGCGGTGGTCGTCTCGGGATCCATGACTACTTCCTCTCCAGTTCGGCGGTGGCTCCCGCCATGAGTTCGTTGTGCAGGCGTTCACGCTTGCGATTGGGCATCTTCTCGATCGCGGCTTCTACCGTGTGATCGACGGACCGCTCCAGTGCCGCGTCGGCCTCACGGCGCGCGCGGTCCGCGTCCTTTCGCATCTCGGGGTCGTATTCCTGGCAGCCGTTGCGCGCGAGGTCGTCGCGGCGCTGTGCCCATGACGTGATCGGCCGACCGTCCACGGGCGAGTCGTAGCGGCAATCGCGCTGCACGAAGCCCATCGGCGCGCTGATGATGACCTGGCGCGTCGGCGCGCCGCAGTCGCAGCGCGGTGTGTCGGCGCGCGCGTCGACGTGGCGGAAGTAGTCCTGCGACGCGCCACAGGCGACGCATTCCGCGGTGTAGTACGGCATCGTCAGTCTCCCAGAAGCAACCAGCTTTCTTCGTCCTCATCGAGCTCGCGTTCACGCTCGATGGCGCGCCACATCTGAAGTAGCGCGCCGACCGCTTCGGAGTCGCGCGTGAGTGCATTCCAGTCGACCGTCGCGGGTTCAGGAACCGACTTGCGTGGCGTCTCGGAGTACGGCTTGACTACCGACCCAGCGGCTTTCTTCTTGTCCGTGGTCGCGAGTGACTTGTAGACGACTTCTGCGACGACGTCGTCTAGGATCTTGTCAATCTGCGCGTTCAGTTTGGGCTTGCGACGCTTCTTCGACTGGTAGTCGATCGATCCGCCACCGCCCATTCCCGCGCTGGGCAACTGAGGTCCGGTCGACGGTGCGATGAACGTGACGTCCCCGCCCGTCAGCGTGAACACGCCCGCTTCGGCTGTCAGGCGCGCGGATACGTCGGGCGTCAGCGTTATGTCGCTACCGGCGAGCGTGAATGCGCCAGAATCGAGCGCCAGCTGGCGCGCGGCCTGGAGCGTGACAGCCTGCCCCGACAGCGCGAACGAGCCCGCCGCCAGCGCGAGCGTGCGCGCGGCCCGCAGCCCGACATCTCCACCGGTCAGCGTAAACGTGCCGGCGTCCGCTGTGAGTGTCGCAGGCGAGCCGCTTGGCGTCAGCGTGACGTCGGACCCGGTGAGCGTGAACGAGCCCGCAGCGAGCGCCAGGCGACGCTGTGCGGCCAGCCCGACCGCCGTGCCACTGAGGCTGAACGATCCCGCGGCCAGCGACAGCGTACGGGCAGCGCGCAGGCCGACAGCCGTGCCGGACAGCGTGAACGAACCGGCGTCGAGCGGCAGGACGTATCCCTGCGCAAGCCCAACCGTTCCGCCAGTGAGCGTGAACGACCCTGCATCCGCCGTCAGCACCGGATCGGTGCCGCTCGGCGTTAGAGTGACGTCCTGCCCCGTCAGCGTGAACGACCCGGCCGCCAGCGCCATCGACAGGTCGCGCGCCGCATCGCTGCCGGTCAGGGTGAACGAGCCCGCCGAGATCGGCAGCACGTACCCTTGCCGCAGCGTCACCGCGCCGCCGGTCAGCGCGAACGAGCCGGCCTCTATGGTCAGCGTGTACGGTGAGCCCGACGGCGGCGCTTCGCCTGCGCCGATCCACCCTTCGCCGACGAACGACGTGGACGACCCGACGACCAGCCCGCCCGTCTGCGCCGACCCCTCGGCGAGTCCGACGTTGCTGCCCGTCAGCGTGAACGAACCGGCATCACACGTCAGCTTGAAGCGCCGGAACGTGATGTCGCCGCCGGTGAGCGTGAACGAACCGGCGTCGCACGGCATGGACGTGCCGCCGGTCGCGCCGTTGATCGACAGCGCGCCGATCACCCACTGGTAATTCGAAATTGTGCCTTGCGAGTTCCGCGACCAGTCTGTGGTCACGCTCGCAGCGCCCGCCTCCCAGGACGAGCCAGCCGAAAGGATGTTGTTGTAGTTCGCCTGGTCGAGAATCGTCTGCGCGCCGCCGGCCGTCATGCCGAACGTGCCGTCGAGGAAACGTCCGTGCCAGTCCAGCACGATCGCATCGGTGCCGCTGGACACCGTGCCCGACGCAGCATCGGCCGTGCCGTTGCCGTCGGAGAACACCATCGTCCCGTTAGGCGTGCCGCTATCGACGCCCGCCACGGAAACGGCTATTACGGCGATTTCACTGGTAGACGCCGCCGGAGTGGCGGTGATCGTCACCGTGCCCGCTGTTGGGCTCGTACTGCGGTAGACGTGGAGCCGCAGGAACGATTGCACCGCCGTCGAATCGCCGATGCTCGACAGCGCACCGCCGCCGCCGCTCGACGTGACCGAGGTCATGCCGCCGGGCGAACCGTCCGACAGGATGACGCCCACATACAGCACGTCGCCCGATGCAATCGTCAGGTTGCCGGTGGTGACGCTCGTCCCGGTGCCTACCGCGATAACGCTGTCGGTGATGGTCGGTGCGGCCATCAGTATTCAGCCACGTAGAACGACTTCCACCCGAAATCCGTGTAGTTCGTATCGTCGCGCGAGAAGTACGCGTGCCCGCTGCGTCCACCGAGCGCAAGACGGTTCGTGCCGTCGGTGTCCTCGCCGTCATAGATCAACTGCTGAATGCCGGTCGCAACCGGCGTCCAGTAGACGGCGACGCGCCAGTCGTCGAAGTACGCATCGATGATGTCGCCGTCATTCCAACTGATGCCGCTGGAACTGTAGGAGGTGTACTCGGTCGGCGCGGTGACGAATCCCTGCGGCGCGTTGAACGATGAACCGAGCACGCCGTTATGCCGCGCGTGCACAAAGCTATAACCGGTGCCATCGAACCCGAACAGCAACTCGTAGTGCTGAATCGTCTGCGTGCCGCCGTAGCCCCACACGCCTTGATGGATGAACTCGATTTCGTGTTCTAGGTTGCCGTTGGCTGCGGCCCGCGCGTATGCACCGGACGCCACGGCCATCACGCCGCGGTAGTGCCTACGATTGCTCCAGGTGTTCGTGGCCGACACAAGGATCTGCGAATCCTTGTAGTCGTTCGAATTGCCTGCACCTGCCGTCGCGCCGAATCCACTGATGACGCGCGGCGTGTTCCAGTCGCTCGGGCTGATCTGGTAGATCCCGCCCTGCGACGTCATCGGGTTTTCGTTGTACCCGAACGAATCCGTGAACGTCTGGAACGGTGGATGTCCTATGCGAAGTCCGCGGGCCACATCACACCCGCCATTCGATGCCGCAGGCGGGCACGTACATCGGCGCGCGCGGCAGCTTCCAATAATTGACCGCAGGCGGCTGCGGACGACGGCCACCGCGACGGCGCGACAAGCCGAGTTGTGACACCACGCGCGTCACCGTCACGCGACTGCATCCGATCGCCTGCGCGATCTCGCGCGGCAATCGGCCAGCACGCGCCAGCTTTCCGATGGTGCGCCGGTCGTCGGGCGTAAGATTCCGGCGGCGCTTCACAACCGCGCGCACACCGCCACCAGCGTGCGACCGCGGTACGTCGGGGACTGCAACGTCACGTCCGACTCCGTGACGCGGTGATATTCCGTCGTCCCGGCGATTTCCTTCACGTCGCCGCATGGCTTGCCGACAGGCACGGTGCCAAGCTGGTAGCCGCGGACGTTCGCCGTGCCGGCGGCGTTCAGGATCAGTTCGTACGCGGGACGCGTCGTCGTCGTGCCGTTCGTCGCGACCTTCCAGACGACCGCCGGTGGCGGTGGCGGCGGAGGCGCGCCCGACTGCACGACCAGTGACACCGGATTCGTCATGCCGCTGTAGAACCCGTCCGTCGTCAGCACCCGCACAGCGAAATACCACGTACCGTCGATCAGGCCGCTCGCCGTATACGACGTCGCAGGTACCGGCACTTCGGCGATGCGCGTGAGCGCGTTCACAGAGATGCCCGCGAATACCTCCGTGCCCGCGAGCGTCGTCAGCGGCTTGCCGTCGGTCCACGTCGTGGGCAGCGTCCATGACACCGTCGCCGTACCGTTCGATGACGTCGGTGGCGTCGTCGGCGGTAGCGGCGTGACAGGCGTCGACGATGCGCCAAGCAACGCAGCCTTCGTGATGAGCGTGCCCGTGGAGCACACCGCCGGGCCCGGCGCGTTCACGCTGATGGCGACGAGGTCCGCGTCCTTCAGCGTCGAGAGCCGCGTCCAATACTGGTTCGCGGGCGTGTACACCTTCGGGTCAGTCGCAGGGTCGGACCAGCGCAGGTCCGAACAGCCGCCGCACGACTGCGACGCGCCCCAGTCGGCCGCGCATGACAGCACCGTCGTCTGCGCGACCGCAGGAACCGCGACGAACAGCAGAAACGCAGCGAGAATGCCGCGCATCAGATCAGCCACGGCGGCGGGCAGTCCGGAAAGAAGATTCGAAGGATTGCGTCGAACATGTGAACTCCTGGTGGTTTTCGTCAGTCCCAGAGGCCGATGGCCGTCGTGTTGTTCGCCGACGAGATCTTCGTCACGCGCATGTAGGAGCCGACCGAGACGACCGCTGCGGCTGCCGTCTGCAACGCAATGCGCGGCTGAACAGTGCCCGCCGCGGTCACTTCGAACGTGCCCTCGACCTTGAAGAACGCCGACGTGGCCGTGCCAGCCGTCACCAGAGGCGCAGCGACAAGCGTCGCGTCGGCAGACCACGAGCCCGCGAGCGTGCCCGTCGCGCCATCCGCGGCGACGTCGCGGCCGAAGCCGAACCACAGAATCGAGCCGAGCGTCGCCGAGCCGCCTGAGAGGTCGAACGTCGCGTTACCGCTGGTCGCCGACATGCTCGTCAGTGCGACCATCATTTCGAACGTGTACGTACCGACGTCGAGCGTGATGCGCCCGTTCGTCGCAGCGTTGAACAGCTTCTGCGCCGCCGTCTGGCTGGTCAGCGTGAACGTCGAATCCTGGCGCAGATAGACAGGCGCGCGGGCGATGTCGTCCCTAACCACCCGCAGGTCCGTGATCTGCGAGGAACCAATCGTCGTGTCGCTCGCCGGCACGTACACGACCGCCAGAACAACATCGTTCGCCGTGCGCGCCGGAGGCTTCGGGGCCGCTGCTGCCGTACCCGCACGAACCGCGAGCGAACCGGACGAGTTCACGACGATCAGGTCGAGCCGCGGGTTCGTCGCATCGGCCGTGCCGATCGTGACATCTGCCCCGGTCACGGAGAACCAGACGCCGTTGGAGATCACCACGCCGGCAGCGACCGCCGGCGTCATGTCCGCGCCGCCCGTCACCGCGCAGCCGCTCACGACGCAGTCCGTGCCCGCCAGGCCGGCGACGAGTACGTCGAGGTACTCCTGAAACAACACCGATTGGATGTTGCTGTCGCCCTCGCCCTTGTCCGGAATGGTCCACGCCATAACGTGCGCTCAGGCGAGCTGGAGCAGCCCACTGGCTCCAAAATCCAACGTGAACGTCTCCGTATCCGCGAGCGTCACCGCCGAGCCGTAGTCGTACCAGCCGATGAGCGGATCGGCCGGCGACGTCGGGTCGTCGTTGTAGATGCTCACGAACTGGAACGCCGCCACGCTACCGCCGCTGGCCGTCAGCACCGTGTCCGTGCACGCGAGCGTGTAGGTGCCTGCCGTCTGCGACGATGCCGACACGGGGATCACGCGCGAACTGAGGTTCGTGTAGCTGATCTGCGTGAGATCCGCGAGCACGCTGTTCGTATTGACCGGCGTGTTCGCCGCCGCACTCAGTGCCGCCGTGAGCGTGCAGGTCGAGTCGGACGAGAAGTTGTGGACGCCCTCGGCAAGATGCTCGACGAAGGCACGGAACTTGTTGAATGCCGCCATGGTGGAAGTCTCCGATTAGTCGATGTTCGGTGGCAGCGCCGACTCGGCTGCCGAGAGTGCGTCGAGCGTCGCCTGCGCGTGCGTGAGCGCGGCGTTCAGCTTCTCGACGGTGGCGGCATACCCGTGCCGCTCGGCGTAGTCGCGCGCGCGCGTGAGCGTCGCCACGGTGGCGAGCGTCGCGCTGCGGCGCTGTGCGATGACGAGCAACACGGCGGCGTGCGGCGAGTTCTCGACGGGGCCGCAGACCATGCGGTAATGCGCCATCAGCGTGCCGCCTGCGGGGATGCGATGATGTCGCGCAGCCCGCGCGCGTTCAGCCGGAATCCGCGGCGCTCGACGACTGGCCTGCCCGCGATCGGCACGCCGTTGTCGTCGACCCAGCCGACGACGATCTCGGCGCCGTCCGTCATGCGGATGTGCAGCGTCCGGCCGCTCGTGCCGACGTACGCCACCTCTTTGCCCTGCATCTGGCGCGTGAGGTCCATCAGTTCATCACCTCGTCGACGACTTCCGTGATGCGCCCGTCCGGCCCGCGCTTCGGCGTGCGCTTGCGAGGCGCTTTCGCGACCTTCAACAGTTCGTCCGTGCGCTGCGCCTGCTCGGCGACGACTTCCAGGAGCTTCTGCTGCGATTGCGCGAGCGACTGCACGATGGACTGAAGCTGCGTCGTCGCCTGAGCGACTTTCGTGTCCGCGTTCTTGGCCTGCGCGTGCGCATCCTTCGCGGTTTTCTGCTCCAAGCCGACCATCTGCTTTTTCTGCTCGATTTTCGAGTTTTCCGCCTGCACTTTCTGCGTGAGCGAGTCGGACGCGACTTTCTGCTCCAGCTTGAACACGGTTTCGCGCGTCGCGAGGTCCGATTCGCGCTGCTTCAACTCTGCATCGCGCTTGTCGAGCGCCGCATTCTGCGTCGACGTGTTCAACTGCTGCTGTAGACGCAGGTTTTCGGCCTGCATCTGCATTTCCTTCTGCTTTGCAGCCGCTTCGGCGTCCGCGGCCTTCTTCTCGGCGCCGTTGTCCTGCGGTTTCGGCGGCTGCATCGACTTGATCTGATCTTCGATCTCGTTTCCGAACCGGAAACGCTTCGTGATCGCGAGCAACATCGACTGCGCGACTTCGAACGGCATCACGCCGGCCTGCACCATCGGGCCGACGCCGTTCACGAACTGCCCGATCGCTGTCAACAGTTCAGTGATCTGCTTCTGGTCCTCCGCAGCCTCCGGCTCGACGGTGGAATTCGTCTCGATGTCGATTTTGAACGCGCGCGTGAGGTCGTCGTTCAGTAGCGCAAGCACATCCTTCCACAACACGACTTGCTGAAGCTGCATCTGCATCTGCTGCATCTGCTGCATCGCCGCCTGGTCGCCCGACTGCGCCGCCGCCTGTACCTGCGCCATCATCTGATGCGCGGCCGCGGTCTGTTCGTCGGTGAAGTACGGCAGTCCCGTCATCTTCGCCCACGAATCCTGCGAGAATTTCGACGCCGCGACTTCCAGCATCATGCGCAGGAGGTCGCGCGCGTACCGCTGAACCTCGGCCTGCTTGGGCTTCAGTCGCAGGGAGCCCCACTGGTTCTTGATCTGCTGTGCGCCGAGCGTTTCCGACGCCTTCGACGCGCCGCGCAAGATGTCGGAGATGCCCAGGATCTCGTAGATGACCTGCTTGACGTTCTCGCGCGCGACGTAGAGCTCGCGGATCGTCTGGATGATCTTGTCGAGCGGCATGAACCAGATGGCGTTGTCCAAGCCCTTCTCGGCGGCGAGCGACGACGACTTGTCGGCAGGAACGAGTTCGTTTTCCTCCGACTCCAGCAGGTTCTCGATGTCGGCGCCGAGTTCCGAGTCGTACACGCCGCGTGCCTTGCACGCCTGCACGAGCTTGCGGAGTCGCCGCGTGATGTCGTTCAACTCTGCCGCCTGCTGTTCGTACAGCGCGTACAGAGACGTCGGCGTCATGTCGTCGGTTTTCTCGACGAACTGCAACGGCCGCGGGCAGTTGAAGAAGCCCGTCAGGCCCAGCGGATCCTCGTCCGTTTTCAGGATCGTGTCGGACTTCGCCGGGCTGATCCACAGCACCTTGCGACCGCCGTCCTTGTCCCACACCTGGTAGACGCACGCGGTCTTGACCGAACCCTTGTTGCGGTCCTCGGCGTCGAGCTTGCCGTCGGTGCCAGACGGCTCGTCGTCACCCGTGGTGAACTCGACGTCCTCCAGCCCCGTCGAGCCGAACTTCTCCTTCCACTGCGCCTTCGTGAAGTGATGCTCGTAGGCGACCCACGGCACCTTCGACCACTTCCGCGCGTAGCCGAAGTACACGCGGTCCCACGACTCGTGCGACAGGCACACGAGGTCGCCTGTCTCGTCGTGGTAGCGCACGCTGGAGAGTCCGCGCCCCGGCAGCAGGCCGTCGAGCGTGTCGGCCTTCACGGCCTCATGGAAGGTTTCGTACCCCTCCATGTTCGTGTCCAACAGGAACTCCAGCATCCGTTCGCCGGCCGTCGCTGCCGCCTTCGCGACCTTGTCGTCGTCCTTGAAGCGACGCGACACGACCGGCCGCGGCGTCTGTGAGTACAGTGCCGGCAGCATCGTCTCGGTGTTGCTGAACACGATCGCGAACGGCTGGTCGTTGGCCGAGCCGTCGTACAGGTCGCGGACCGTGCGCCCGCGTTTGCGGTAGTCCTTCTCGCGCCGCTTCGCCGCTTCGATGTCGGCGAGCCAGCGGGCGGCTGCGTTCTCGGTGGTGTCGTCGGCCTCGGCCACTACGACTTCCCGCCCCGCTTCATCTCCGCGTACTTCTGCGCCAGCGTCTCGCCCATCTCGTGCATGAGCTTCGCGGAGCCCTTGCGCTTCGGCGCTTTGCTGGGTGCCTTAGCCGGCACCCGACCCGGCGCGCAGCCCTTCACGCCTGCCCCGCCAGCGCAACGACGGTCACGTCGATCGTGCCGCCCACCGTGACGTGCAGACCGCCCGGCGCGCACACCGGCAGGTAGTTCCACCCCACTGACGGCGTGATCGTGCCGGTCATCGCCGTGCCGCCCGAGCCACCGCGGCGGAACACCAGCGTCCCCGAGGACGTCGAGTTCACGTAGAACCCGATCATCGTCATGTCGCGCCCCGCGGCGCCGACGTTCCCCGTCGCCGTCAGGTTGAACGCCTCGCCCGCTTCGACTACCGGTGCGCTCATGTCACCTCCGCGTGGGTCGCACCGCCCGGGCGTGCGTATTGCCTACTTGTCGATCAAGCCGTTCGCACGTTTCCGGCGCATGGCCTTGAGATGCCGCGCCTTCAGGTACCCGAACGACTGCGCCGGAAGGCTACCACCCAACAGCCGCGCTTGACTAGGCCCTTCGGACGTGTCCTGTGACGCCTCGCGTGCACTGCGCCACGACACCGCTACCGTCATGAACGCGTCCGCCGGGTGCGACGCCCAGTCGTGCTCCGGCGCGTCCATGAACACCCGCTTCTCCGGATCCCACTCACGATGGTAGTGCCCCAGCGCCTCGATGCCGTCCGCGCACCGCGTCTCGTCGATCCACGCCTTCGACAGCGTCGCGCGGCCCGCCTGAATCTGCTCCTGCTTGTCCAGCCGCTTCGCAATCGCGAACCGACCCAACTCGCCGTTCATGGCCTCGTTCAACTCGTGGAACTGCTGCAAAATTGACTTCCCGCCCGCCGCCAACGTCCGCGGCCGCGCGTCGTGCGGCAACCACTGCGTGCCATACACCCACCCCCGCTCCCGCTTCTTCGCCCGCAGCATCTCCGCGTAGAACGGCACGTCCTTGAAGTTCGACGCGTGATAGTCCACGAACCGAACCTCGCCGCCGAACACCTGGTAGAACCACGCCACCGTCGCGTCCGTCCGACCCAAGTCCCACCCCGTGTACACCGGATGCCCAGGCTCCAACGGAACGATACCGACACGCCCCGACTCACGCGCGATCGCCAGCTTGTCCCCGAATATCGACCCCGGTATCGCCGCATCGAACGATACCCAGTACTCTTGCAACCACAGCGACCGCCCGTACTCCTCGCCGTGCTCGTCCTGCATCTCCCGGAGCTCCGCACGCATCTGCGCGTCCGTGAACAGCCCCGAGTCGTCCGCCGTCACCGTCGAATAAAACCACCCCCCCGGGTCCACCGACCCATCCGCCAGCGTCCGCATCGACGCCTCCGCCGAGTCGCACAGCCGCTTGAAGTGGTTCTTCCCGCGCGGCGTCGAGTTGAACGCCGCCCACCCGCCGTTCTCCAGCAAGATGGGCCTGAGGTAACCCCACGCCGCCGGGTTCGCCAGCGCGTACTCCGAAAACACGATCCCCACCGGCGGCGAGCCCACGAGCGAGTCGAAGTTATCGCTACCGACCACCCGGAACGTGCTCCCACAGTGCAGGTCCAGCGTCATCTCCTGCGACCGCTCGCGACGTATCACCTCCGGCGGAAACGCCAACTCCAGCCGACGCTTGCCCTGATGAGGATCGGTTGCTTCCCAGAAGGCTTTTCTGGCCTGACTGTAGCTCGGGGCGCAATACCAGTAGTCGCCTGTGCGTTCATGCGCCGCACACACCGTGTGATGCAACAGCACGTCGTCCTTCCCGTGCCGGCGCGCCCATCTCAACACCGCCCGCTTCCCGCCCGCCGCCAAGTAGTCCCACACCGGTTGCTGATACGGCCTTGGCGTCCACTTGAACGGCAGCGTCAGGCGGCTCTCATCACTCATGCGGCGCTCGCATTGTCAAGCGGTATCTGACGGGAGGCGGGGGATCCGTACTGCGATGCAGCAATGCGGATTTGACCCGGGAGAGGGAGGAATGGAGGAGTCCCCCCACGCCAGAGGCTCCGCGGTGCCGCCCCGCCTGCCGCGAAAGCCCCGGCCCGTCACGCGACCCCGCCCCGGTCAGCGTCCGCGTCGCGATCCACGTCCAAGGCTGGCTCGGATGCTGGCAGGGCATGGGATGCGCTCGCCCTGCCCTGCACGCGCTCGACGACCACGTACGTCACAGGCCTGGCAGCCTCACCCCATGCCGCCGGCTGCCGCCGCTCAAGCCACTGCATCGCCGCGCGCGCGTCCGGCGGGCGGTACTCCCGGACGGTATGCACGTCGCCGAACCGATCGATCTTCTCGGACCAAGCCTCACCCCCGACCGCGGCGGAGTACAGCGCGCGCTGCACGCGGGCATCGTGCAGATCCGTCATCGGCTGGAGTACGTCGGGGGACGTGGCGACAGCGGCGACCGACAGCCCGGTAGCCGCGGCTATCTCCGCGTCGGTCATACCCGCGCGCGCGAGCTCGGCGACGGACGCGGGCAGCGTCGGTGCCGGGGGATCGTCGAATAGATCATCGGCTGTAGACACGGCCCGGACGGTAGCCGGGGTCAAGCGTGGCCGCAACGGTTACCGGGGTTACAGCGGCTACAGCGGTTACCGGGGCTACAGGGGTTACACGCCAACGCCGTGACTAGCGCTTGACGGGCCGGTTACCGACGCTGTAACCGAAACCCAAACGCTGTAACCGACCTAACCCATTGATAGCTCCCGGGACGGCACGCTCGTTACTATAGTTACACCACTCATTAAGAGTAGTAGAAGAAAGTATAGGCTTTATAGAGACCCCCCGTAACCAACTGTAACGCTGTAACCGTGTAACCCAACACTGCCAGCAAAATCAATCACTTACCAGCAGTGTAGACAATGGTGCTGTAACCGCGCCCGCGATGGCCCGTGCGCGCGCTTGGTCAACACTTGCGCGCCCGCGTGCGCAGACTGTGACGGATCCGTGACGAAAGTCGCAATAAATGCATCAATGCCGGGCTTGACATGCGCTTAGGAATGTAGACAATGGCTACACGGTCAAGGCGCCGTGAGGAGACACACATGGGCGGATACAGGGTGGTGGAAACGGGTACGGATCGCGTGATAGCGGTCTACGGATCGGCGGAGCTCGCGACTGCGCGGATGCGTCGGGAGCGTGCGCGCGGGGTGGCGTGCGATGTGCGGACGTGGACGTGGGGCGCTGCGGTGCTCGCGGCGGGTGCGCTGTGAGCCGCGGCGCGGACATGACGCCCGAGGCGTCGGAAGGCTACGCGGCGGGGCTGGCGGGTGCCGATCGGCGGACCGCGTGCACGTACTTGGCGACGTCCCCATGCTGGTACGCGTGGCAGGCGGGTTACTGGTGCGCGTGGCGCGGCATGCCGGCGCCGTCGGACGTGCGCATGGGGCGCGGATCGAAGGTGCGCGTGCGCGACCTGGTGCTGTCGGTCGACGTGTCCAAGGCGGGCGTCCGCATCGAGCGTGTCCAATGAGCCGCGTCACCATGCTGGAGAGCGCGCTACAGGCCGCGTGGCGGGCGCAGACGACGGCGGAGGCGGACTGCCCGCATTGGGACTATGACGGCCCTAGCGGCGGGCATACGTGCTGTGACGCGCTCGCGGAGGCACAGCGCCGCGTCGACCGGCTGTCCAAGGCGCTGCGCCGGGCGCGCATGGTCGACGCGGCGCGCGCGGGTGACGCGGACAGCTATCACATACTGTGCCGGGGTTGACATCCCCCAGCATGCTGGTACGATCAAGCGTAGACATTGACAACACGCCGCGCGGTGCGGCTCACACTGAGAGGGTAGGCACATGACGACTCACGAAACCACGATCACGGTCCGCGCGCTGCGTGCGGCGATCCTCATCGCGGCGAAGGATGACGCGCGGTATTACCTGAACGGCGTTTTCGTCGACCTGGCGCGCGGCGCGCTCGTGTCGACCGACGGGCACAGCATGTTCATTGTCCGGCTCGGCGAGAGCGATTGGTCGCCGATTGCCCCGGTGCAGTGCGACAGCGTGCACGGTGCGGCGCTGATGCAGCGGGGTTTCATCATCCCGCGCGAGCTCGCCGACGCGGTGCTGCGCGCCGTCGCCGCGGTCAAGGGCAAGGCCGCAAAGCCTCGCACGCTGACGTGGACCTACGAGCCTGCGGCGTTCCGGCTGTCGGTCACGGTCAACGGCCAGACGATCGCGGGGAGCGCGGTACAGGGCACGTTCCCGGAGTATGGCCGCATCATCCCGCGGTCGGTGTCGGGCGCGCGGTGCTCGCTAGATCCGTACAAGGTGGCGACCATGGCGGACGCGTTCGCCGCGCTCGTGGATCCGAAATACCCGCAGCACATCGCGGTGCACATGAACGGCGACGGCCCTGCCATCCTGGCGCGGCTGGACTGCGCGGACGCGTTCGGCATCGTCATGCCGATGCGGCACGAGCTCCGCTCGGATGCGGACCTGGCGCGGCTGATGGCGGACGTGCTGCGCGAGCCCGGCCGGGCGCCGGCCGCGGACGCGGTCGCCGCGGCGGCCTGACACACACGGCGCCGTCCGGTGGGCGGGCGGCGCGTCTCACTACAGCGAGGGTAGGACCATGGGCTATCACGACGATCCGGCAATCAACGATGCGCTGCTAACCGTCATCAACGACGGCAACGGCTCGCAGTGCGGTCTCACGTACGAGGATCGCAAGCAACTCGGCGCGGAGTACGCGGTGCGTCCGGCGGGCGTGCTGCGTGACTTCAAGCGCGCCGCGCGCAGGTACCGGCGCGACCTGACGCCGTCGCAGGCTACCGCGGCCGCGCGGTTCCTGGCGGACTACTACGTGCAGCACGTCCGGGAATGCCAGTAATGAGCCTCACACGCATTGAAATGCTGCGCTCCATCGTCGACGGCAAGCAAGCACAGCGCATCCGCGTCGACGGACGCAAGGTTTACGTGGACCTGTTTACGGCGTCGATGCTCGTGCAGGTATACGACGCGTTGAACGCGGAGAACCGTGAGAAGTTCATCGGGCTGCCGTTCATGAAAATGGTCGGCGTGGGTTGGGCGCTCGTGAAGAGGCAGAAATGAGCGCGCACACACCGGGCCCTTGGGAAGTCATGCCGGCGCATCGCGCGGCGCCGCATACCGTGCGCGCCGTCGGTTCGTCGCTGTACGTCGCGACGACCGCAAGCGATTCCTACCGGACGCGCGACGAGGCCGCGGCTAACGCGCGCCTCATCGCCGCGGCGCCGGACATGCTCGCGGCGTTGCGCATGTGCCGCGACGCGGAGCGCGAGAGGCGCGCCAAGCTGCTACCGGGCGCGCCGGCAACCACGTACACCGACGCGCGGATAGCGGTGATATACGCCGCCATCGTCAAGGCCACGGGGAGCGCGCCATGACCGCCCGCCGCCTCTCCCCCGACGCGGTGCGCGCCATCCGTGCGACGCTCGATGCTCGCAAGTTGCTACCGACCGACGGCGAACTCGCGGCCCGCTACGGTGTCTCGCAGCGCACCGTGCGTGCCATCGGGCAACGCGTGCTATATCGGGACGTGCCCGACGCTACCGCGCCGCCTCCCGTTCCCATTCGCTGAACGCGTCAATCTCCGGCCGGCCGTCCTCTACCTGGGGGACGGCCGGACGGGCCGCGGCTTGACCCGGTAGCCAGCGACGCACCGCGCGCCCGTGCTCTTTGCGCACCGCGGTGCGCCATCCTTCAAGCGTCAGGATCGCGCGCACGCGTCCGCTATCGCTCCCCGACTGCCGGTCGATCGCGACGTTGACCGCCTCGGATAGAACGTCCTCAATCCGCACGCCTACACCCTGCCGCGCGTTGGCATACGACATGATCGGCTCATGCCACGGATCGGACGCGCGCGCGCCGTCGATCAACTCGCGTGCATGCTCCACCGGCACATCCCACCATGACGCGCCCTCACGGTACCGCGCGACCGCCTCCGCGAATAGTTGGTCGCGGTGCTCGCGTACATAGCTCGTCTCGATCGCCGAGACGACCACGCGCCAGAAGCGGCGCGCGCCCGTGTCGTCTTTGACCCAGTCCGTGCGGTTGGTCGTTCCGACCATCACGCACATGCGCGGGAAGTCTTGCGCCGTGCGTCCGTACGGCGGCCGGTACGTGTCAATCCGGTTGCTGATGATCGCTTTGACTTTCTCCTGACCCGCACGCGTGAACGGGTCGAGCTCGGCCACTTCGACAAGCATCTTGCCGCGCATGCACTGCACGAAGTCTTTCGACAGTGGCGATTCTGTCGCTTCCGTGAACCACTCACCGCCGAGGATGCGACACACGGTCGACTTGCCGACGCCCTGCCCGCCTTCGAACACGGGCATCGTGTCGACCTGGCAGCCGGGCCGCATCACGCGCGCGACGATGGATAGCAGGAAGCAGCGACCGACCGCCATGTGGTAGGCGTCAACGGGCGTTCCGAACGTGCGCGGCAGCCAGCTATCGAGCCGGGAGACGCCATCCCACGTCAGAGACGCAAGCCATTCTTGCGCGCAGTTGCGGCGCTGGCTCATCGCGTAGAGGTCGACCGCGGCCTGCACCTTGCCCAGCGTCATCTTATGAAGCTGTAAGTCGCGCTGTATGTACGCGAGATAGGCGGTGTAGTCGCTGTCGGTCAGCGGACGCGGCACGCCGTCGCGTGCGGTCATGGGCCGTTGCAGGAAGTCATCGAACCAGAACAACGGCGGGTTGTAGGCGAGAATGCGCAACACCGTGTCCTCATTCGCGGGCGGCGTGCCGTTATTCTCGCGAGTCTCCAGCCCCATGACTTCCCACCGCTGGCGCTTGTCCATGCGGGTGACGTCGAGTCGTTGAGGCGCCGCCGGCAGGGACGCAAGACTCGGGGAAGGCTCGACCGAGTCCGAGGGTAGCGCGGTGGGCGCGTCCACTGCCGGCGGCGACGGATAGCGTACCACGCGGCCCGGCGCCGAGAGCCAGCGTTTCAGGTCCGCGCGATTCCATGTATCCGCGACCGCGTCGGCAAGATCCCAGCCGTCCGCCTCGCCTGTCGGTTGAATGATGCGGCCCGTGCATCCGAGCGCGATCAACTTTTCCGCGACGCGCGCCATGCACTCGCGCCCTGGCGCATCGTTGTCCGGCCACAGGTTGACCGTGCGACCCTTGAGCGGCGACCAGTCGACGGTATCGACCGCCTTGGCACCGCCGGGCCACGTCATCAGCACTTGCGGCGCGACGATCGCGGCGCCCGCGTCGACACACTTCTCCCCTTCGACCAGCAACACCGCGGCATCGGCCGGCGCTGCGGCGAGACGATCGAGCCCGTACAGCGGGCGGGGCTTGGGAAACGCCTTGCTCCGCCATCCGTCCGCGGTCCATATCCACGGCGCGAACTGCTTGCGCGGCTCGGGGTCGTCCGCCGTCGGCGCGAGGTCATAGCGCGCCACGTAGCCGAGCACGCCGTCGGCGTCGGCATAGCGATACAGCGCCGTCGGTTCGCCGTGCGAGCGATGCCGCCCTGGCACGGGCGCATCGGCCGGGGGCCGCTGCAAGGGCGCGTCGAGCGCGGCGGCGCGCTCGGGCTTGGGGAGCCTGACCATAGGCGTGACCGCCGGGTGATGACCGTTGACGCGCTCGCCGCCGAGCTCGCGCGCCGCCTCGCCGTTGCGCATGCCGTGCGCCTTCGCGTACAGCGACACGAGCCCTTTTCCGCCCGTGCCCTCGGCGAAGTCTTTCCAGACGCCGGTTTTCAGGTTGATCGAGAGGGAATCACCGGGCTCGCCTTGCAACGAGCCGATGACCCACTCGTGCCCGCGGCGCTTGCCCTGCGGGAACCACTCGGGGACAAGGGTATCCGCGCGCGCGAGTAGGCCCGCGTCGACCGCATCGAAGTCGATCGACATGGAACTATCTCCGGGACGTGCTCGCCAGCTTCAGGAGCTTCAATGCATGGCCCGGCACGTTTCGTGTGCCGCACATCCACGCGCGAACCGTCTGCGGATTCCGTTCCACGATTTCGGCCACTTCGGTCGCTTTGAGTCCGCGCGTCGACATGAACCGCCGCAACTCATCCCTTCTCTGTTTCGCGCTCATCGCGCTTGCCCTCCAGTAGTTCCGCCGCATCGTCAACGGAGCGGATCACGCCCGCGATGCCGCCCGCGTCGCGGATATGGCGAATGAACGCCGATTGAGCGTTGGTCGTCCGCCCGGTTTTCGATTTGCCTTCAAGCGCCACAAACACAGCGACACGCTGCCCGACCATGTCCGGTGTGATGGTCACGGACTGGTAGCCGATCAGGTCCGACGATCCCTCGCACAGTCCGAACTTGACCGGACGGCCGAAGCCGTCGAACAACATCCCGACGTTATTGCGCCAAAGTCTACAGGTGCCGTGGCAGAACGCAAGCCGCACCCGCTGGATGAGGTCCGTTTCGCTCATCCCGCCCTCCGCGACTGCTTCGCCATGCGCGCGTCGATTATGTGGCGCGCCCACGCCGCGGGATCTTTATAGCCCCGCATCGTGCCGAGTTCGATCAGCTTGCGCATGTCGGTCGCCCGCCCTTGCTCTTGCCGCGCGGCGCGCTGCTCGGGCGTGAAGATGCGCGCGGACGTGATCTCCTGGAGTTCGCCGTCGACGCGATCGACTTTGCGTGCCTGTAGAGGAAATGGATGTCCGCAAGATCGGCAGACAGTGACACCAGATGGACTAGCAGCGAAGCAAGTGCTGCATACCCGGACGGAGACAGCGCCGTCGCTTGCAGCGCGCTTAGATCGCCTCTCACGGCCGTCAAGAGTCCACTCACGCGGCTCAGTCGGGAGCCCATGACGGAGAGTGTTTCCGGCATGGTCGAGGATGATCGCATCGCTCTTTCCATCAGCAGTTCGTAAGCACCGCCCGACTTGTTGAAGCCAAAGCCCCGCACTGGCGGTGGGTCGCAGGCTGATACCGCACTCGATCGCCGGGAGGTCGAAGCCTTCCGAGATGAGATCGCACGATGTGATGACATCTATTTTCCTCTCCCGGAACGCAGCCACGATGCGCCGTCGCTCCATGTGGTCCATCGCGCCGTCGATGCGTACGGCGACGTATCCCGCGTCGGTGAATTGTGCCGCGACATGCTGCGCGTGGTCGATTGACACGCAGAATGCAACGCCCAAGCGACCGCGCGCCAGTCTCGTGTAGTGGTCAACGGCGTCTCCTGTGATCTTAGGCTTGTCCGCCGCGGCGATGAGTTCCGCGACCGCGAAGTCTCCCGCGCGCATATGCAGGCTCGACGTGTCGATGCCTGGCGGTGCATATACACGGACCGGGCACAGCGCGCCGAGGTCCATAAGCTCTTGCGTCGTCGGCCCGATGACCATGCGTTCGAACACTTCGCCGAGCCCTTCGCCCGACAGGCGCACAGGGGTCGCGGTGACGCCGAGCACGCGCGCTTTCGGGAACGCCGAAAGTATCTGACCGAGCGTGTTTTTGCGCGTCGTGTGATGCGCTTCGTCGATGACGATGAGGTCCGGCGGAACAGTGCGCTGGAGTCGCCGCACGACGGACGCCGTCGAGCCGACCTGTACCATCGCACGCGGGCGCTCGTAGTAGCCCGCAGCGATGAATCCGTGATCCACGTCGAAGCTCTTGAGCGCACTAGAAATCTGGTCTACGAGTTCCTGCCGATGCGCGAGGATCAATACCCGGTTGCCGCGCCGCATCGCGCCATGCGTGACGTAGGCGAAGCACACCGTCTTACCCGCCCCGGTGGGCATGACCAATAGAACGCGCCGCGCCTCTCTGAACGCGGCCCGGACGCGGGTGATGGCGTCCTCCTGATACGGTCTTAAAATGGGTGTTGACATACGCTGTGTTGACGTTGTAGCCTGACTCGGCGGTGGTAGTCAAGCTTATTACGAGGGTACACACATGACCATGATCGTTCCGAAGTCGCGCGCCGAATGGCTGGCGCTCCGGCATAAGTACGTCAGCAGCACGGAGTCGGCCGCATTGTTCGGCCTGTCCCCGTACATGACGGCGTACGAGCTCGCCGTGCAGAAGCAGTGTCCCGAGCCGGACCCGGACTGGGCCGGCAACGAGCGCATGAAGTGGGGCATCCGGTTGCAGCACGCCATCGCCAAGGGCATCGCCGAGGAATACGGCGTCAAGATTCGCGCGCTGAACGGCTACTCGACGCACAGCCTCGGCCACGTCAAGGCGGGCGCGTCGTTCGACTACGAGATCGTCGGCATCGTCGACGGCGAGTACAGCGGCGACACGATCCTGCGCGACCTGTACGCCAAGCACGGTGCGGGGGTGCTGGAGATCAAGAACGTCGACGGGCTCGTGTTCCGCGACCAGTGGAAGTCCGACGACGGCATCGAGCCGCCCGCGCACATCGAGATCCAGGTGCAGCATCAGTTGGCGTGCATCGCCCGCCAGTGGGCCGCGATTGGCGTGCTCGTGAACGGCAACACCCTGCATCTGATGACGCGCGAGCGCGATGACGACGTCATCAAGGCCGTGCTGACCGCATGCGAGCGGTTCTGGACGGACTTGGGCAAGGGCATCCTGCCGCCGGTCGAACTGCCGGCCGACGCCGCGATCATCTCTCAGGTGTACCGCATCGCGGAACCTGGCAAGGTCATCGACGCGGACGAGGAAATCGAGGCACTGTGCGCGGAGTATCGCGCCGCAGCAGACCGCGCGACCGCCGCGGAGGCCGAGAAGAACACGGCGAAGGCCAAGATCCTCATGAAGATCGGCGACGCCGAGCGCGTCATCGGTGCTGCATTCACGATCAGCGCCGGCACTGTCGGCGAGTGCGAAGTTTCGTACACTCGCAAGGCGTACCGGAACGTCCGCATCACCGCCGTCAAGGCGAAGAAGTCCACGTCGAAGGAGACTGTCAATGGCTGAGAACCCCGTCGCTGTCGTCTGCCGGACGCTCGTCACGCCCGAGATGCAGCAGAAGTTCAAGGCGGTGCTGCCGCCCGACGTGTCGCTGGACCGCTTCACGCGCGTCACGCTGACCGCGATCCAGAAGAACCCCGCGATCATCGACTGCGACCGCACGACGCTCTACAACGCGTGCGTCGACGCGGCCAATCGCGGCCTGATGCCGGACGGTCGCGAGGGTGCCATCGTATCCTTCCGTCAGAAGGACGGACCGCCGCGCGCGCAGTTCATGCCGATGCCCGAGGGCGTCATCAAGGAACTCGCCAAGGCAGGCGTCAAGGCGCACTCCGTCAGCATCTACGAGAAGGACACGGTCGAAATCTGGCACGACGACGACGGCCAGCATTTCCGCCACGTCCCCAAGGTGTTCGGCGACCGCGGCGAGCGCATCGGCGCCGTCGCGTGGGCGAAGGATGCGCAGGGCCGCACCTACGTCGAGGCGATGAACATGGACGACCTGTTGCGGGTCGCTCAGGTGTCGCGGTCGAAGGACAAGAACGGCAACATCGTCGGTCCGTGGGCGCAGTGGCCGGAGCGCATGGAGCAGAAGTCCACGCTCCATCGGCTGCGCAAGCGCATCGCGATCATCGGCGCGGACGACGTCGTCGATCGGTTGCAGGAGGACGAGGCCGCCGACGTGGCGACGCCGGACGACGACCCGCCTGCGCCTGTCTCCGCGCCTACCGCGGCCCCTGCTGCGACCACGAAGCGCCCGCGCGGCTTGCAGGCGGTCGTCGACCGCGCAAAGGCCGAGGATGCCGTACCGGCCGGCGGCGACGACGGCGACCCCGGCTACTCCGACGACGACATTTTCTAGGAGCGCGCCGTGACCAAGACACTCGACCACGAGGTTGCGGAACGGGAAATGGACTGCACCATCGCTCAGATGGTGCGGTTTACCCCGCTTATCGCGAACTCGACAGACGACGCCATGCGTCTCATGACGCCACCGGACTTCGCGACGTGGGCGATGCACGCAGGCGACGATGACCTGATCGACGCCATTTGCGACGCCCCGCGCGGCGAGCTCACGGAGCGCGTCTCCAAGGCGTTCGCCACGTCCAATCCGGCGATCGTCACGGACTGGCTG